CGTCTGCTTAGCTGTGGGAATCATACGTCTTCCTCCGTGAGAGTCTCTTCAAAGTCCTCCACGTCTTCACCTTCATTCTCATCGCCGTCTTCTTTGTCATCGTTGATAGGAACTAAATCACCTTTTACGTTTATCTTGACGGATTGCTTGTAAACCTGATGCGCTCCGGTTGCTGCGAGTCCAGAACCGATTCCGACAAATAAAGCCGTCATCCAATTCGTGGCAGGAATAAAGTCGGGTATTGTGTAAAAAGCAACGATGGCGAGAATGCCACCGGAAAGACCACACAAAAAAGGAATAAACGAGTCAAGGACCTCATTACCAACCTTTTTCAGTCCTATTCCTATCCAAAAACAGATTCCTGCGAGAGGCAGGAAGACTAAAAACTGTATATCATTCATTGTCATTCTCCTTCTTTCGTTGAAATGTAAATAAGGACAGCCAGGGCTGTCACAAAGAAGCCCACAACAGTGAACTTCAAGAGTTCGGTCAGAATCGTTTAGATCTTGCCCTCCTTCGTTAATTGTTCAAAGGTCTCCTTGATGTGTTTATTCGCCGTCATTGTGTAGGAATTCTTGAATTTCGGATGTTCTTCACAGTAGCGGTCATAAGTGTCACAGTCGTCGAGCTGTTGACGGAAGTATTCCGCAGAGTGATGTATTCCGTTTTTGAGCTCGTCGGAGAACCGGAGGATGTGAGTCCTGGCAAGGACCGCCTGATTCTCGTCCATCTTGTCCGCGAGCTTGTCGATCTTCTGATCTATCTCTTTCACTTTGTCCTTCCTCGAGAAGGCCAGAGTGATGAGGAACTGGATAAATGTAAACAAAGCGCCAGAACCGATAACAGCTAACACAATGGGCATGATTATATCTTCTTTCATAGGCATCGCCTCTTTTCTTCGGCGAGGTCACGCAGTCGCGTCAATTCTGACGCGATCGCGTCCTCTACTTTACTCCGGGCGATAACTTCGGCCTGTTTGTTGATGATCTCGGCTTGAAGTTCTATAATCGCGCAGAGCTTCTCAATGGTCTCGAGCGACGTCACTCAGTAGGTGCCTCCGGCCATTCGATCTCAAAGGGAAAACCCTTCTGTTCGGGAAGATCACGGAGAGCCTGACGATAAGGCTTATAAAGGTTCTTGTGTTCTGTCGACCTGTCTGCGCAAAGATCCTTGTCAGTTACGTCAAGGAGTTTGTTGCGGATCTTCCTGGCATACATAGCCGCATCTTCTTCGTTCTGCTCATCGCAAGCCTTTGCATATCTTAACTGTAAGACGTCGATCATCTCGTCTCTCTGTGCCGCAGCCAGAGCCTCAGCTCTTGCCAGTTCCTTGTAATTGATGTTGCTCATGGAAGTGTTCCTCCTGTTTGTTATAGAATTCGGTCATCCTTTGGCGCTCATAATAAGTGTTGCCTCTGGAAGCGTTGGCCAGATATGAGATAAATGAGACCTTAGCGGAACCTTTCGGATATATCCCCGCGTATTCTTTTGCGAAGATCTTCCTGAGCTTTCGCCTTTGCCTGCCTTGTTTCTTCTTATCCATCTTCCGGAGGATCTTGCCTGACGGTTTGATAATGAATCTCCATTTAAGGAGTTTCACGCCCTGCTTCAACGGGTAGATCCTCGTCTTCCTGTTAAGAGTAAGACCGAGAGCGTTAAGCTTTGCCTCAATGACCGTCCTGCAGAACCTTAAATATTCCCGGTTAGGATGAATAAGAACGAAATCATCCATATATCTGATGTAATGCTTAACCCGAAGCCGTTCCTTGATGAAATGGTCCATATCATCGAGAACAGCCAGGGCGATGAGCTGCGACACCTGAGAACCGAGACCGATGCCTTTGTCTCCGCCGAAAGAGTCCACTATCTCGCAGGCTCTCATGGCGATGTCAGGATCAGGAACCCTTTTCAAGATCGCACGCTTGGCGACATTGTGCGGAATAGATTCAAAATAATGATGAATGTCACATTTCAGAACCCATCCGTCCGTGCCGTACTCCTGTCTGTATTTCCGGAGGTGTGCCGTCAGCCTGTTGAGCGTATAGTCGACACCTCTGCCCTGCATACATGCGCAGTTGTCATGTATAAAGGACTTTGTCATCATGTCATACAGTCCGCGGTCACAAAGAGCTCTCTGAAATTGCCTGTCACGGAGGCGAGTCGCCACAATATCGCGCTCTTTCGGTTCGTAAACCTTAAAGCGCTGATATTTGGAGATTTTATACTTGCCTTCAAGAAGGTCTCTCCTGAGCCTGTATGTGTTTTTAAGTCCGTTGGTTTCGTAACCTACTACGCTGTCCTTCCATCTGACATTTCTGCAGCATTTGGTCAGACCATCGTATAAGTTGTCAAAATCAATGACTTCCTTGTATGACATAAAACATCAAACGCATATAAGAAGACCGTCCCGCAGGACGCTTCTGTCGTTTGTAGAATTTTGCTCCTTATAAGAGTCAGGATGGCCGCTCCTTGTGTGAGATGCACTGCTTTGGTCTGCTATGGACTACTTGAACTGGCATATTCCTCACAATCAGGGGCAACGCCGTTGGCATTGATCGCGTTGTTGTTGTTCAACGAGCCGTCGGTGTTCACGTTGCGGACATTGTTGGCGTTCCACGGGTTGGGAGACCGGAGCGGATAGCGACCACCCTATTTATATCTTTCAGCGTCGGATCTAACCCACGCCATAAGATATTCTTCTGTTTCCACTATGAGCTGAGTCCAGTGCTCCGCCTGACGTCCTGATATATACCTTGCAAGGTAAACATCATCTATCAGGTCGAGCAGAGCCTCGAGGTGAGCATAGGCTTCAACCTGTTGCATCCTGCGATATTTGTATTCGTTTTCTTTGTTTATCGTATCGGAGACTCTGACCGCGTTGGCCCGTCTGATGCACGAACACGCGGCTCTCATCTCCTGATGTATTGGCTGCGCATACATCCAGCGCACGCTTTTCGGAAAGTATTTATCATTTTTCAGAACGGCGAGGGTGTATCTTTTCAACACCCTCGCTTTATTCAAAACCTGAAGCTTTCCCTGTTGTCTGTCGCCTACTCGGACACTCATAGTTCACTTCCTGTTATTCGCAGCTATCGCTGCGGATTGTTCGATTAACCGATGATACAAGCAGGGGCAACGCCGTAGGCACCGATCGCGATGTAGCCGTACAACGAGCCGTCGATGTTCACGATGCGGACATAGTAGGCGTACCACGGGTAGGGAGACCGGAGCCACGTATATCTTGCAGTACCGCCTTTGTCTCGCTTGATCCTCTCGGCCTGAGTAAGACCGTCATAGTAGTCAAGGAGGACGCCGTCCTTGAGTGATGCGGAGTCGTATGTTCCGAAATACTCAGGAGCGGACAGCAAGAAGAACTTATCCTTGACGTCATAGGTCTCATTTACGGCGAACTCGGTGCCGTCGAGTGAATCAGTCTCAAAATATGAGTTCGTTCTGCAGGGAACCTTTGCCGTGAGGATAGCGCCGAGGAAATCATCACCGAAGCCGTGCATCCATCCCCTGTATGCCTTATCGTTTGAAGTGTGCCAGGACGGAGCTCTGTCGAACTTCGTCTGTGCGCTCCAAACCTGACCGAGGCCCTTGTCGGAGTTAAGCCACTGCCTCATGGCGCTCTGTGCATAGTTGTTTGAACCGAAGACGATCCTCTGCGCACAGTTGAGACCTGTTCCTTCGACTGATGTCGCGTGGATGGTTCCGAGGCTTGTGCCGCCGTTGCCTGCAGAGATCGCAACGTTTTCCTCGATCTTTGCGGAATCACCGGGATGTGCGAGCGTGAAGATCGTCGCAGCCGTGATCGCGGAGCCGTTTGACCTGAGTGTCATACAGATCTGACCGCCCGCAGGAACTCCCTGAGTAAGAGTGAACTGGAATGTTCCATTGGTTACGGAACCCGTCTCATAGTCCCATGTGAAGTTGTATGTGCCTGCAGCGAGAGCTTCGTCGCAGTAGAAAAGTGCCTCCGAGTCGTCGAAAACGACACCGATCTGTGTGCCTGCAGTATTTGAATAGACGTATTTCGTGCCGAGGATCATGCCGTAACGATAATGTCTGTCTGCAGGGTTGAGCGCATCCTCGACTTCCTCGGTGATGTGGTCGTAGACCTGCCAGACGATGTCGCCGGCTGTCTCAGAAATGATGACCTTGTCATCCGTTGCAGGTGTTCCGGTGATCGTGATGCCGTAATCTGTGAGGTCGACAATGTCGCCGTGCTCGTTTCTCCACTCGTCTCCGTCGAAGGTAGCCTCATAATGGCCGTCGTGCGCGCCTCCGATGGCGTGCAGGAACGTGTCCTCGTCGACCGATGCAGCCGTGACGCCTGTGTTATGAGCTCCGACTGCTGCAGTGATGGCCGTCTCTCTGGGAGTAGTGAATTCATAGCCGACCGGGAAGAGAACAGGACCGAGGCCGTTCCTTACCGCGTACTTAATATCATCCCATGTCTTGATGCTCGTAGCGGTGTCAATGTGAACGCTCTGGATGGTGCCATCCTTCCTCTTGATATAGATGGTCGCGCCCGTTGCGGTCTGTTCTGCCCATATATCGAGGTTATTGACCTCATAAAAGGCTTCGACCAGGGCAGCGAACTCGTTCGAGCTCAAGGGAACGTTCGGATCGTATGCGCTCTGTCTTACGTTTACATAGAAGACCTGAGACGAGAGCAGTGAGTCGTTCTGGAAGAGTCCGATCTCTGCCTTTACGATTCCAAAAGCTGCGAGTGTCTGAGCTGTGAGCGGTGCGTAGATCTTGCCGTCCGAGATCGTGCAGTTGTTGAGCACTGCGGTCCCGTCGGGCTTGGTCGCGCCGATCTTGGCGTCAATTCCTGCCTCAAGGGTATAAGGCAGTCCGCCGTTAAGCGGAATGATCTCGACAAAGCGGCTCTCCTGATCGCCCTGCTTCGCAAAGACAAAGACCGGGGGCGTGTCTTGAGCGAAGTCCAGCCTGATGGTGCTGATGATGTTCATTTGTCTTTCCTCCTTGACTTTATGTTGTGTAAATATATCTGATCGTGTAAGTGTCTATTGAGATCGCTGACGATCTTGTATTTAAAATTGAGAGCTTCTTTGTGCTGATGATGTACTGCGCTATAAGGCTCTTAAAAACCACGTGGCCCGTTGTCGAAGTTGAATATGCGACAATGTCGAGCGGTTTTATATCATCATTCAAAGTGTCAAGCTCCACCCAGGTGTTCGATGCTAATGACATCGAAGAGCCGAGCTCGACTGTTTTTTCGTATATTTCAGAGCCATCTATCCAGTAGCCGACTTTTCTCTCCACTGATGAATATCTCGGCGGATATTTGACGCTGCTTGCCTTGATGTCACCCTCCGAGTAGATGATCCCGTCCTCGTCTGCAATTCCGTTGACCGCCAAAGAGCTGCGGTGTGTGTCGAAATATACGAGCGGGACACCTTTGCTGATACCAGT